TAAATGTATTACTATCTTTATAGTTAGCAGCACACCCACTCAACACTAGCCCCAATATGGCAACCATTAATATTCTAAACACTAATCTCTCCTTGCGTCTTCTTTGCCGTCTGCCCTACTAATTCTTTCTTCGTCCTGTCTTAAATTTAATGCGTCTGATATTTGTATGTCTAATTTAATCATATCGTTATTCATGTTCTTAACTCTATTATCTAAACCCATAATAATACCATGCATACCTTTTACTTGGCCCACTACAGACTCTAAAATGTATTTTATAATCAAAAATATAAAAAACCCCATAACAAGTGAAGCTGCGACAGGAAGACCAAACTTACTTAATATTTCAAAAAATAGGCTCATATTAGAATACGAAATCTCCTATTGGTACACTCATAGTAGTAACTGTACCGTTCTCATCTGTTATCGTTAATGTAATAATCTCAGTTGTGGTATCTTTGACCCAATATATGGTCGCACCCTCTATCTCTGAGGTACCACTTGTTGGACATGTTGTTGTTGTACTGTCACAACCTTCACCAAACATATTGTCAACCAGTTGTTTAGATAGGTTGGCATAAATTCTACTCTCCACATTAGCAATAAACTTATTAATTGTGGTGTTCTTTGCCTCTCTTTCAGCGGCCGCAGCTACTGATTTAGCCTCATCTTCATTTGCTTTCTTTCTTTGAGATTGCAATTGGTCTATAGATAAGACATGATTCGAGTACCCATTACCACTAAAGGCTGGGTTTTTAAATTCATGTACTAAATCTGACGCTAGTATTGATGTATTCAGGAGGGGTAATGTAAAAAGCACTACTAACACCATAGCTTTTAATGATGTTTTCATACGGATATTTATAAGAAAGAGTCAGTTAGTTGACAGAGTTCCTATTTTTTCTTCTTGGAATTTTCTCGGAGGGTAAGTACGGTGTTAAGTTTAGACCTTAATCTAATTAAATCATTGTCTAACATTCTAATTCTGTCTATCAAAGCAATCAGTACACCGTTCATTTCGCCTAATTTTACTTTAATTTGTGTTGTAATATAGAGATATATAAAATAAACAAACCAACCTAATCCAATAGCGGCCAGCGTTGCAAATCCATATCTATTTAATATGTCTACTATGTCCATTACTCAGACTTTTCACTTGGCTCATAATATTCTTTATAAGAATCTAGTGTTGCACCTTGTTTGATAATGTATGCTCTTATTTGTGCAAAGTTCTTTGCTAATATTTCATAGTCATCATCTGATAGACCAAAGAGGACAGGATCCTTACCATCTTCTTTCATTTTGGCAAAGACTTCTTCAGCATTATCGGAAGTTATAATAATCCAGTTCAACTTCTCCATATTTGGAGTAGTTGGTTTCTCTAAGTTTAGAGGTACTCTTTTTACTTCCGTCTTAAATACTTCTAGTTGTTTTATACTACTACAACTAGTAAGGAATATAAGAAGGATTGGCAAGAGAAATACACTCTGAATTGATTTCAGATTTCTTCGTAGCATTCTTTTCCTTTTCAGTTAACTCTGCACCCATTGATATCTCTACACAACGCTGAGCATTATCACTAGCTTTATTAATTACTTTCTCTATAGTTTTAGTTCTTGCAATAGCAAGGTCACCAATATCTCTCTTCTTACCAGACGCATTTGTCTTATTAAACTTATCGTCTAGTGCTGCCAGTTCTTTGTTAAGTGTATCATTAAGAGCTGTCATTTTTTTATTCTGTGTGAGTATGGTGTTGAAGTCTTTTGTTTGTTGTTGTATCACCGCTTGTTGTGATGAAACGGCCTCTTCTAGTTTGATTGCGTTCTCTTTTAGTATTGCGTTATCAGCTTTCAGTTTATACATGTAAGCGACACCACCTGCTAAAGATGTTACCATCAAACCAACCATTACTAGTTTAGCCGTTCCAAACATAATTTATTTCCAGAATTTTAATTTAGATGAAACTGCCACTAAGTCTTCAAACTTCTCGTTGACATACCAACCTAATATAAAACCGATTACTAAACCTATTGTTAAAAACATATTATTTGTCTCCTATTTTAGTGTTTCTTTTTCTATGACCATTCCACGCAACAAAACCACCTATTCTTAATGACCAGTATGCTAGATAATTCATAAGATAAAAACCATTTATTTCAATGTTGATATCTCTAAAGATTTCATCTGCTCTTTTTTGTGATATAACACCAAGTGTTTCTTTCTTACCATGTTTTAATAGTGTTTGATACTTGTAAGCATAATCATGTACAAGTCCACCTATTAAAAGTACACCAACTGGTGATAAAAATGGGTGTAAGAATTTTGGAATACTTGCACCGTCAAATTTAAAACCTTTTGGAATAACATATTTTTCTCCGTTTAAATCATAAACAAAGTCTTTTGCAATTTCCCAATGTCTAGTGCCTAACAACCACATCAAAATCATTTTAAAGAAACCTTTACCTTTTGTTCTGATTGGTATAGGTTTCATTAAAGGGAATTCACTATATGTAAATGTATAACATTTTGATTTCTTTTTATCAAAAAGATTGATAATAAATCCAATAATGATTAGTGCAATTAAAACTGACCATTGCCAAAATTTCATTGCTAATGCGATTACTATTTCCATATTTCTCCTATTTCTTTATAATTCCTTTTTTGACTAAGTGTCTATGTAATGGTGTTCCCTTTACATCTTTACTTGCTTTGATACTACGAACACCCTTAGGTGGAGTATCTCCTAAACTGGCAATTGGGGCTAAATGTGATACGCCACCTTGTCTTATGCCGGTGGTACCTATGTATTCTTTAAACTTCTTCATCAAATTGTCCAGCGTGAGGTGTGTTGTCTTGTAAAGCTTTAATAAATTTATCGTGAAATGTTTGTTTTTTTTTTACAACTTTAATTTCTTCTTTTACAATGCCACTTCTCTCATCAATCTTGTCTTCTAGTTTGTTAAGAGTTTCATTAATACCTCTTAATACTACATTGTTGTTGTCAGAGTTTTCTTTAACATTAGTGCCTAACTTTTTCATAATAACTCTTTTTAAAACATCTTCAACATCTTTTTTCTTTTTACCATTTGGATTCATATCAACGCCGCCGTGAGCTACTGCGTTTGTTGGAGCGTCTTCATCCATTTTGTTAATGATTTCATCAATCATTTCTTTATAATGCTTTGGCATAATTATCCTCCGATACTAGTTCGCCATCTTTTTCATATACACTCATACCAAAACAAGTCATGTATGGCTCATCATCTATTTCTGGCATTTCTCTTACTTCATTTAACATCATATTATATAAATTTTCTTCTTTGAGATATGTTATTACAGCAGACTCAATTAAATCTTTATGCTCTGCCATAGATTTATCTTCTTTTATCAATAAAGCCAAAGCAACTCCGAATGAGCCTAATCTACTACCTAATCCTACTTTCTGTAATATTCTTTTTAAATTGAATACAAATCTATGTAACATTGTATAGTGTTTTCGGTCACTACCTTTTACTTCTTTCATTTTTCTTAATGACTTACCATCTTCGTCAATAATACCTAAATCAAAAGCCTTAAACTTTTCAAAAGGTGTTACCAACATCTTTACGACACGGTAAGTAATTATTAAATCAATTGCTCTACTCATAGTTTCTTTAACATTTCCTCTATGTTCTTATCTGTTTCTACATTATTTAATTCATGTGGATATAGATACTCCAGATAATTCAAACATGTTTTTAATATTGACCAATACTTTTCATCAATCTTATATAGTAACAATGTTATTGCCACTTCAGCACTAAAAACATTTTGTAATACAACAAGGTGGTTTAAAATTAATCGTATTTTAATTTCACCTGTTACATCATACTTACGAAATAACCTTTTAAGATATTTAAATCGTTTAATGTCATCATAGAACTCTATCTCTGTTTCTAAAGTAGGGTTATCATAATTTTGTTGAGCAAACAACAACCAATTATCTTTGGTTATCTCTTTGAACATATAAAGTCTATACTAATTTAGCAAAGACTTTAGACGAACCGTTTTCTAGTGTTTCAAAACTAACTTCTAGTTTTAAACCACCTTCTTTTTTATGAGATATACCATCATCATTAATATCGGAACCGTCCACATCTTTACCAAATCTTCCTCCGAACTGACTTACTTCACCCATAACCGAACCTTTAGTACCTTCCATTGCTGGCAGTTTTACTTCTAGTCCAATTGTTTTCAGTTTGTTTGTAAGTTGTTCAACTGCAGCTGTAGGATTTAAATATTCCTGCATTGCAATAGAGCCAACAAACGCATTTACCATTTCTAATACCTTAGGGTCATGTATATTGTGAGCACCAATGTTACCATCTTCTACAGAGTTAACTTCAGGTGTACCAACAGACATGTCTTCGTTAACATGTTGTTTAAAAGTTTTCATCTCTTCTCCTGTTAAGTCTTCTTCGAAATCCTCCAAAGACTTTTCTTTAATATGTTGTTTTAAAGTTTTCATTTTTTCTTCTTTTCGTTTGACATTTCAATGAGTTTATTTACTTGTTGAATAGCACCATTGATTGCATTTAAGTTTGCTTTCATCTGTGCCATGTCATTTGTTATTTTATTAATTTGAGAATTCATTTTATCAAAATCTGCTTGTAAAAGTTGTTTCTCTTCGTTCAATTGTTCTATTGATATAGTCATAATATTTCCTTAATTTATTAAGCAACTGCAAAATCGTAGCCGCCGATTACATTCCAATTTGAATTCTTAAACATCAATGTTACTGTTTCACCAGGTGCATTTAATGTAACTGTAGTTCCACCTCTTAAATTAGAAGGTGTGATTACAATATCATTAGAACCTGCTGTTGATACATTAATAATTGTTTTAACTTGTCCATTTGCACCGTCAGCTAATGTACAAGGCGCAGCTGCTGAAGTAGCATTTACCTCAGTTACCGGATTTGTAATTTCAATTGCTGTTGATGTTGAACCATCACCTGTGATTGCTTGTGATGTTGAATTCAATCCAATCCATGTTGGAATGTTATTAAATACATCTTCAGCTGTGATTTTTTTATTGATTGGTGTTCCACTTGGGTCATCTACTACATGAAACAAGTCAACGCTTGCTAAACCGTCACCAAGGTCGGTTAATTGCGTGATTTTTTTATCTGCCATTTTATTCTCCTGTTAACCCCTTATGGGGAATTCTACTGTAGGTAAATTCCTACATCACTTTGTTTATATTATTTATACAAGTAGAGGCGACCCATTTCTGAGCCGCCTCTAAAAGTGGTACTAAGCGGCGTTAGTTAACGCTACTATTGTTTCGTGTTGAATTCTACCTGCTCTGCCTCCAGAACCAGTAGTTTTCATGTTCCAACCTGCATGTGCAGCTCCGTCAGCGACTTCGCCGTCTGCATAGTTGAATAGACCAATAGTTTGGCCTGTAATAAAGTTATCTGCTGTTGCGTCTTCAAACAAATTTGTTCTATTTGTTGAATTTGTTGCTAACCTAATAGCGGCAACAGCCCATAATGGTGCTCCTGCAGCTGAGTCAGCGCTAGTGTGTGATGACATATTATTCTCTCCCTTTTAGTTAAATAATCGGTACTCAATTCTTAATATAGTACCACTATTTATAAGGAAAAGGACTAGAAGCCTAGTTTTTTCAACTCGGCGATAGTTTGAGAGGCTGTTTTGAATGTGATACCTGTACCACCTGCTCTATTAAATTCAGCAGTATTCTTTTCATAATCATCAATCAGTATAGAACCAGGCGTTGCATAGTTCTTTTTCTGACTTCTCATTACAAGATTGATTTTGTTACTAGGTATTCCAGTATTTTTCATAGCCCATTTCTTCTTGCCTGGAATGCAATTAGGGTCAAATGCATGTTCTACATATGCACTTAGAATATGTGGTTGATATTTCTTAACGAAAGAAAATAGTTTCTTTCCTTCATTCAACCATGGTCCATCAGACCAAAACTTTTTGTTTGCAATGATTGGATCCCATCTCTCTTTTCTTCCTAGTTTAGTCCATTGATTAATTGTAAGACCTGTGGTCTGTTCAATGTTCTTCACAAAGTCAAAGAGTACGCCATCCATATCGAGGTATATTCTTGGTAAATTTTTCATAGTGTATCCTTTTCTTTATTATGCCTTATTATAACACAATGGTACATATAAGGCAAGTAAAAAAGGTCACCTTTCTGTCGCAGCTAGTATTTTATTTGAGGTTTTGTATCTATTTCTGTAGGTTTTGAACCTGTCATAGTAGTTTTTCTTTTCAAGTCTTTCTCATCTTCTTCTTTATTTTTAGGTGGCACTACAGATTCAAGACCTTCTTTTTTATGGTCTTTGTCTTTCATAATAGTTCCATCAGGCATTTTATGAGAACCTTTTGGTACATCTTTTTCTTCGTAAGACGCCGCTAATTTTTTAGGTTTAGTCTTAGGTTTCTCATCATCTTTATCGTAAGCGTCTTCTTCGTTTTTTGGATTATAGCCAGCTACTTGTAATGAATTTTTCCAATGTTCTATACTATCAACATCTTTACTAGAAATTGTATGCATTTTACCATTTTTATCAAAAGCTTTCATAGTATATACACCAGATACTAAACTAACTTTATCTATAACATATACTTTACCTTTGACAGTAATATAATTATTAACTTTTAAAAGGTCTTTATTTTTTTGGCTTATTGTACCATTTGGTTCAGTTATTCCCTCATTTACTTCTTCGTCTTTAGCCTTGTGCATTTTGTCCAGTTTAGTAAAGAAAGCTGTCTTTTCTTTAGGTGTCATTGAACCAATACCTCTGCCTGTTTTTTCTAATTCTTTTTTAAATTTATCTTGATAACCAGACTCTTGTTGAGTTGCTTTTGCTACTACTTCTTCTAGTGAACCTGGTTTGTGTGTTAAATAATCTGACATTTTAGTTTCCTTTTACCTTAGCAGCTAAGTCTTTATCTGCACCGCCCCATGTTCCAGAGGATTTTGTTATGAATGAATTTACTCTAGCGAAAGCCCATTGTTGCTGTGTAGTACCTGGTCGGTGTCCACCTCTCCATGCAGCCATGCCTCTATCGTAAACTTGTTTTAGAATACCATATGGCATTCCAGATTTTTCAGCTTTGTTTTTTAGACCTTCAATTTGTTCAAATATCTTTTTAGCTGGGTGGTCTTCGTTCTTCATTACCTTTTCTAAATCTTTTGCTTGACCAGCATGTGCCTGACTAGCACCTTTTAATTTAGTGACAATCTTTTTAACAGTAGGTGTATCTTTACTATCTAAGTCTTCGTTAGTTCTTTTAAGAACATTCTGAACATCTGGATGTAATGATAAACCTTTTGCAATCTTTTCAATTGCTGCTACAGCACCTGAATAATTACCACCTTTGTATCGTTTATCGTTTGCAACACCATATGCCATTTTAATTTGTTGTGATGTAAACTTTGAAGTGTCTTCTTTAACTTCTTCTTTTTCTTTTGCCACCTTATCTCTAAGATGTTTGTATGCAATACCAACTTGTAGTAATGGTTCACCTGTTTCAGGATTTACCATTTTCTTGGTATCTTTTGCTACAGCTTTTGTTTTATCTGTTTCTGATTTTTGTTTTAACTGTGCAATCTCAGCGTCTTTCTTTTGTAAGTCACCTTTTAATTTGTCAGAGTCATCTGTCTTTTCTTCTTTAGGTTCCTTTTTAGGCTCTTCTTCTTTAGCTTCTGAGATTTCTTCTTTTACACAATTAGGTACTTGTTTACCACCCTTGTCTTTCATACCAACTTGTTTGTAACCTACCCAACAAGCTTCTGTAATAGGGTTGTAGTTGTCCTCGTCAGCGCTTTCATCTATTGTATAATTCTCTGCTCTTACTGTTGCACCATAAAAGTTTTTAAGGTCAGTAGCATACTTATTAAGGTCTGCACCGTTACCATCTATCTTTAAAGCCTTTTGATTACCAGTAATAGTAAAACCTTGTTTTGCTAAATCAGTTGAAGCCTTTGACATATCAGCATGTGAATTAAAAGATACAGTCATCTTTTTGAATTCATGTATCTCTTCTTCACCAAGAATACTCTTAACGGTATTAACATCCAGTTTCATTAACTTAGCAATCTCAGCTGCCGTCTTACCATCTTTTTGCATTTGGTCTATATCAGACATTCTGCCTTCAGCAAGTTGTTCTTTAACTGCAACTACTGTAGCTGCCATATCGCCTTGAGCAAATGATACGGAACCATCTTTTCTTTTGTATAGATAGAAAGGACTTGTTCCTGGTTTATTTTCAATTTCTAATTTGACTTTATCTGTATTATACTTTGCACTTCTAGTCTTGTTCTTAACTACAAATTTCTTAACAGTAGTACCAGACATCATTGAATTATAAGTGATAGTCATTGTATCGCCTTTTTTCAAACTATCAAATTTCTTTCCGTCTATTTTACCCTCTGTAATTTCTATTTCATTCTGTGTAGCTTCGTCTAGTATTTCTACTTCTTCTAATCTTAATTTTACACCAGCTGGTCTAGGTATATTCTTTTGAATCATTTTGGTCATTGCCATAACTGATAAGAAAGGAATATCTGCCTTGAAAATATCTACAAGACCACTATCTGGAATATTTTTAAACATTTGTGATAGTTTGTTAGCATTTGCAATTGAAATCTTTTTACCTCTCATCACTTCGTATTCTTTTTTAAGTCTGTCGATTTGAGAAGCGCTAAAGTTTTCTTCTAATGTTTCAATTAAATCTGAAATAACATTAATTTTTGCATGTTTAACTGCTACTTGTGTAGGAACATCTAACTTAGCAATCATAGATTTAATACCTGGTGTTATATCTTTTTTGCTTTTAGTTGCCCACACCCTTTTTAAATTTGATAATTGTGTGTCTGTTAAGGTTCCACTTAACCCAAAGTCGTTAGCTTCTGCATTTAATTTGACCTGCTCATAAGCTTCGGCCATTGTTTGTCTATAGTTTGTCATTAGTTGTTTACCTTTGCTCCCGTTCTCCATTGATAACAGCTCCAATATCTGGCCATTGTTTTAGGTCCTGGATTATCACATTTATGCCTCGCTCTAAAAGATTTTCTTCGAGCTGGGTCATCTCTCTTAATACTTAATCCAGTTGTATCACCAAATGAAACTTTAATAACTTTACCAGCTTCATTCTTTACATATACATAAAACTTTTTACTACCGCCTCGTATAGGGTCGTTTAATTTTACTTTTTTACCTTGATATTCTGACTCATAAATGCCTTCAGCTTCATGCTCGAAGATACATTCTTCGCAAGATTCATCAATGTTTTCGTACTCTTTAAAAGATTTCATTATAGTTTCTCTATCATTTTGGCAACCACTTCTTGTAGTTTTGCCTTCCATTCTTCTTTATATCTTTCTCTATATTTATTCATTGTAGACTCTGTAGATGCCCATTCTTTAATATCTTTTTCGGATGGTGTTTCTTTCTCTCTATCTAAGAAACCTTTTACTTTTTTAATAGGGTTTACCTGGCCTGGTGTCATGTCTACCGTGTGTTTTGTGTACTCTGGTGTACCTATTTCATGTACTTCGCCATACATTTGTTTGTATTTCTTAGTATGAATACTTGTTTTAGTCTTGGCATCCTTGTCACCTGGAGCTGCTTTGTTATCATTCTTTGTAGTATCTTTGTTCTTAAAATGGTCAGCTCTTTTATTTTTTACATCTTTTGATAACTGTTTGTAATACTTTTTAGGTTGTGTACCATCTTTTTTCTTCACATCTTTATCTTGTGGCTGTGCGTCTAAGTCTTCTTTTATCTCAGATACAGCTTCAAATCCATAATCAACATTTAAGTTATGTTCTCTCATCTCAGCCTCTCTATTTGTAGTTGATACAGGAATACAATCCCATATCCATGCTTTATGCAAATTATTTTTAGTATCTTCTACAACAATAAAATTAGTACCTTTTCTTACAACTTTACCTTGTAGGTCTTCTTTGATGTAATCTACTGTGTCACCAATATTAAAAATTTGGTCTCTGATATAGAGGTCTCTAATCTGTTGTTGTTCAAATTGTTCTAAACTAACAACTGGATTTAAATTTCTCATGTACATATAACTAGCAGCTAAGTTCATACCTTTTCTAACTTGTTTCATAATACCGTCTGCGTCAACACCTCTTGGTAAACCTTTTTCAAAATTTTTTATATCACCTTTGGCAGCTGCAGCTCTCATCTTACTTGCACTCATACCTGAGGCTCCCTCTGCGTCAGGATCCCTTTCGCCAGCAGACACCACTTTAATACTTTCAAAGTCATACATACCATGTCTTGATGATACACCATTATACTTTGTTAATATGTTTTCAAATTCTCTAACTCTATCTGAACCAGCAACCATAGTTACATCTGAGTAACCTTTTTTGTATAACATTGTAGCAATGTCAAGTACCATATTGGTCTGGTTGATTTCAATGTTTCTTGCATGAGAAGGAAACATCTTCTTCATAATAGATAACTTATCTTTAGGAGATAATGGATTACTTTTAGGGTCTTCACTTCTACTTAAAAAGATTTTGTAATCATTTGTGGGTAATGATTTAACTTTGTTAATAAGTTTTTCGTGGCCAATTGTAGGTGGATTAAATCTACCAAATGCAAATGCAATAGATTTATCTGTAGCTTCTTCTATGTATTCTTCGTGTACCATTTTTACTAATTTTTTAGCATCAATATCAATAAATGTATCACTAACAGCAGCAGCGTAATAACCTATGTCGTGTCTTAATGGTAGTCCTTCAGACGCTCTTTCTTTTTTCTTTCTATCAATAACATCTTGTAAAACTTTAGCTGCATATTCATATCTCTTTTGAGTTGTTGCCATCATTTTAATTTTAGTAACTAAACTTTTAAACCAATCGCTTGTTTTTATTTTTATCTTGTCTAATGTAATTGCCTCTTTTAAACTATCAATCTCTGCGTCTGTTACTTCACCATCATCTAAAATCTTTTTACATTTCTTGTAGAATTTTAGATAGTGATATTTTTCTAACATCTTATAAATTACATTTTTAGGTAATCTGTTTTTAATTCCATATTTTCTTATCTCGTCTGGTGACATATCTGTATCAAATGCAGCTCGTCTTTCTGCGTCAACACCATCACCAATTTTGATAATGTCTTCGATACTATCTTCAATCTCTTCTAACTTATTATTAATTAATTCTTGTAAGTTTAAAATGTCGTCTGGTTGTAATTCTTTTAGTTCATCATAGTCAATGATATCTCTTTTTAGTTCGCCCTTGACAACATCTATTTCTTGTACTTTTCTTTCAAAGTCTTTTATATATATTGATTTGTCAAAGGTAAAATCGTCTGGTCTTTTAATAAACTTATTGTTTTCGATATCAAATACTGCGTCTGCCTTTTTCTCTTGGTCATTATAAGTTTTAATGTCTGTAATAAAATAAAAATTAATAGGGTGTTGTGTACCAGGTATATTCTTACCTTGAATACTATCAGGAGAAGTGGTCGACAAATACTTTTTACTAAGTCTAGTTCTTTCTTCTTCTCTCTTATCTTGTGGTACTTTAAACAATACATTTAAATCTAAATCTGCGTCAGCTCTATATCTTTTTGTAAGAATAGAACCAATAAGACCAACCTTAACAACAGGATATTCTTCTTCAAACATATCTATTTGTTTATCAATTAATGCTTTAACACTAGGTTTGATTTTAGGGTTGTTAGTATCAGCGTCATCAAACACAGCCTTAGCATATGTTTTTCTAGGTATATCTATGATACTTTCTTTAAATGTTTTCATCTTCTTTTTAATTTTCTCTCTGTCGCCATCCACCTTTTTGCTGTGTATGACTTAATCGTATTACTCAATAATCTTCTTACACTCTTACCAACTTTATTCATAACAACTGTTGTAAGTTCTTTATCATCTTTACTGTTGTCAATGATTACCATACTAGACATACCAAATAGATTTTGAAATTTACCTATATTACTTTGTACAGCTTTCCAAGAATTTACAGTAACATATTCTGGTACACTTCTTTCTCTTTTTGAATTTCTTTCTAATGCAACATCTAAACTTGTGTTAACAAATACCATATAACAATCATAACCTAATTGTCTTAACTCACTCACTTGTTGATTAATCTTATCGTAATCTCTACCTGTGCCATCAATAACCAAACCTAATCTACCTTTGATATATAAGTCCATTTGATTACCAGTCATAGCCTTTGCTCTATCTCTAATAATATCTCTAGCTTCTGCCTCATCTTCAGGCATTTTTAGTGATAGACTATTTTTCTTTAATGCTTTTTCAAATGCATTATCTGAGTTGACAGTTTTTAAACCTGTGCCACCAAATGCATTACGAGTTACAAATGTTTTACCTGAGCCTGGTCCACCTGCAAGGAAAAATGCCTTGAAGATGTTAGGGTCATATAACCCCTCTTGTAAGTCTTGAAATCTTATGTCGTCAAATTTTTTCATTGTACTTTCTTAATTATTTCTTTTGATATTGCTTCAGGTGTACTACCCTCTGCTTTAATATTTATGACTTCATCACCGTAATAGTCTAATAGAGGTCTTGTTTCTTTTTCATATGTTGCCAATCTCTTTTTAATAATCTCTGGTGTGTCATCTTCTCTACCTCTGGCAGTTAATCTCTTAATAATTTCTTCTTCGGACACCACAAGGTTTACAACATAATCATATTCAATACCTTGTTCTTCTATCGCCTCAGCTTGTTCAACACTTCTAGGAAAACCATCAAAGATATAACCTTTTTGTGCGTCTGGTTTTTCTAATCTTTGTTTTACAATCTTAATTGTTAAGGGTGTTGGTGCAAACTTACCTTGGTCTAATAATTTTTTAACAGTTCTACCATCTTCGGTGTTTTGTTTTGAGATTGCTCTTAACATTTCACCTGTGTAGATATGTGGAATACCTAACTCTTTAGTAATAATTTCTGAGTATGTTGACTTACCTGAACCAGGTCCACCTATCATAATGATTTTAGGTTTATTGATTGCTTCAAAGAAGTATTGTTTAAATGACTTCATTTTTTATAACCTGTACCTTTTTCTCTACTGCCCCATCTTTTTTGCCAAGCATAATTTGTAAACTTTACACCTAAACTTTCTATAATACTATAATAAAAATCTAGTATTCTTATAAGTTTCTCTTTAATTAAATCAATTGTATCTGGTAATGTTCTCATTAATTCCAACCTTTCGGCATTGTAAAATTTTGCCTACTAAATTCTAATCTGTCAACCAGTTTAATTGCACCTGCAACCTTATCAACTGCAACATAACCCTCTGGTGCTGTCACTCTGTAACCTGTTGATGTTCTAAGAAAGTTACCAATACTTTGTACTTGGCTCATTTTTTGTAGTAAGGTTTGTTTAGCTAGACCTATTGTAATGTGTGAGGCAATTGCAAAGTATAGTGCTTGTTTATTTCTATCTATAAACTGTAGACCCTC